GCGTCGACGAATTGATCGAGTAGTCCCCCGGATGGAGCCGGATGCCCTCGATGTAAACCGCGAGGCCGTTCGTGGTGGCCGTGCTCAGGTTGACGACGGTCTGCGCGAGCGCGAGCGTCTGTTCCTCCTGCACGATGTCGACGACGATGTTCAGGCCGTCGAGCGGGTCATACCATTCGACATCGCCGTCGGTGTTCGACCGCTTGCGGAGGATCTGATGCGTGGTGCCGCCCGGCAGCAGCGCGGCGAGGGTGAAATTCCCCTCCACCCAGGACCGCGTCGCGAGCACGACGGCCGGGTCGATGATCAGCGTCACGTCAACGGCGTTCGTCACCTCGAACACGAGGCGAACCACGAGGTCGCGCGTCGCGCCTTCGCCGGCGGTCGGCTTGTAGATGTCCGGGAAATTCGCCACCGCGAACAGGTCGCCGTCGGTGTCAATCAGGCCGACCTCGCGGATCGTCCAGCCGCCATCCGTCGCCGGGATCACGGCCTCGGCGATGTAACGGTTGTTCGCGACGTCGAGTTCGAGGCGATTCAGGTCGGTGGCGAAGACCTGCCGAATGAGGCTGACTTGATCCGCCGCCGGCGTGGTCGGGTTCCCGTTGCCGTCGCCGAAAATCATCTGCGAGACCTGGATCTCGGCGGGCGTGAACTCGTCGGCGTCGGCGATTGCCTGCGCGACCTTCGCGAGCCCGAGTGCGGTGAGAATCGTTTGATACATGGGTCAGTAAATCGGGGTTAGAATCGGGCTGCCGGGCGAAGTCGAAATCCAGTGCGTGATGTTCTCGGGGCTAGGCAAGCGTCCGGTGGTAATGAACCCTGAGGTCCATTCCGCGGTGTCGGCACCATCGAGCGACGCGTAGAGCGTCCATCCGTAGGGGCCGGGTTCGAGCAGGAAATACCAGCCGGAGCCGAACGTGCCGAACTCGAATTTCTGATAGACATGCTCGCCGGCCACCGTGGCGCCGCTCACTACTACGACGCCGGCGGCGGGCATGTCCTCGAAAACGATGTCGCCGGTCCCTTCGACCCGATACGCCAGCGGGGGAGCATCCGGCCCGGCGAATTCCTCCACATCCGTCTCGCTGCCCGAGAGCTGCGTCGACGCGATGATCGGTCCGCCGGTCGCGCCGTTGGTCGCGAGGTATTGCGTCCCGGCCAGCGCGGAACGGGCGTTTTTCTGGCGCAGCGCGATGGCCGTCGCCTCAGTGATGGCCGCGTCGATCAGAGCGCCGCCGGCCGATCCAGCCCCGACCTTAAACAGCAGCCGGAACGTGTAGGCGTCGCCGGTCTTTTCATCGATCTCGACCTCGTAGCCGAGCGCCTGCAATGCCCGGCGAAGCGCGCCGATCGTTCCCTTGCGGCGGTGCGTCTCGATGCTCGCCGCGACGGCCGCGCGCTTCTGGTCGACCGGCCACGAGGCATCCCACTCGTCGACCGACAGCGACCACGCGAGCCACGGGAGAATGCCCTCGGGACACGTCGCCGGGTTCCAGAGGGTGCGCACCGGCACCGGCACGGCGCGGTCGACCGAGCGAGAAATCGCTCGTTCCTGCGGCGTCGCGTTCGGTGGTAGCAGGTCGCTCATGCCGCGGCGGTCGAGAGGGTGATGTCGGTGCAATACGGCGCATGCTCGCCGTCGATCACAAGGTCGGTCGTGACGCCAGGGGAGGCCAGCGTCACGCGGTCAACGCCGGGCACGTGAAGCGCCGCGTAGAGAGCGGAGAGCCGGATGTCGGCACCGACGCGGTGCTGCTTCTCGACGAACGCCGTCACGGATGCCAGGGCCTCGTCGCGCACGAGCAGCGGGTCCGGCCCCTGATTGATGTAGAGCGTCGCCACGACCTCGAACTCGGTGATCGTCGCGGATTGCACCTCGACGGAATCGGTCAGTGGCCGCACGTCCTCAGCATTGAGCGCGGCCTCGACGGCGGCGATCACCGGCGATCCGACAGCGCCGTTGCCGGTGGTCCCGAGCAGCGTCACGCGCACGACGCCTGGGTCGGTGTCGGGAGGCCCGGCGATGGCAGCGTCCTTGACGCCGTCGACGCTCAGGGCGTGGAACTGGTAGGCACCAACCGGGCCGGCCGTCGACAGGCCTTCGAGCGCGAGCTGGATCCGGTAGCGCAGCGCGGAGTCGGACTCCATCACCGCGGCCGTCGGCGGGACGCTGTTCGGGTTCGCCGGCGTGATCGTCTTCCGGGTCACGCCGAACAGCGCGCCGAGGTTCTCCAAGTCGGGACCGCCAGCATAGGCCAGCATCACGGCGCGGGCCGCGTCGTTGACGCGCTGCCGGATGAGCAATTCCCGGTATGCCGCGACTTCGAGAATCTTGTAGGCCGGATCGGACTCGACCAGGGCGTCGAACGTCGCGTCACGGGTCCGCAGGTCGGAAATCATCGCCGCG